CTCGTGCTGCTGAACTCGTTCTAACCAACGACTTGGCTGCTGAAGCTGCTACTGCTCGTGCTGCTGAACTCGTTCTAACCAACGACTTGGCTTCTGAAGCTGCTACTGCTCGTGCTGCTGAAGGTGCTAACGCTGCTGCTATCTCTGCTGAAGAGACTCGTGCTCTTGCTGCTGAAGGTCTTCTCGATGCTCGCCAGTCAATCATGGAAGGTATGCTTGCCTTTACCGGTAACGGTTCTGGCGGTGGCGCTCTAGTTCTTACAGACCAAGGCGTCGCTGGTGATGTTGTCACCTTGACCTTTGCTGTAGACAATGGCGTCAAGATGCTTACAATCTCCTAAGAGATTATGAGTTTCTAACTGCGGGTTAGGATACAATTAGTTTCATGGAAGAGGTGGCTTCGGCTGCCTCTTCTTTTTTAAGGATATATTTATTGTATGCCCAAAAAAAAGAACATAAAGAAGCTGATCCTTCAATCTCAATTTGTAACGGAAGATTTTGAAGACTCAGGAGAGAAGCTGTCCAAATATCTAGATGAGTTTTATAAGGCTTTCCCAGAAGAATATAAGAAAATGAAAGCACAACAGATGAAAGAAGCGGAAGCAAACGCTAATTCTCCAGGAGAAGAAGCAGAAGATCCGGATGGTGAACATGAAGCCAAAGAAAAACATCCTAAGTCCGACACTATGAAGGCACTTTACAGGCGTATAACGAAGATTACACACCCCGACAAGGTAGAGTCCGACTTTCTAACTTCTTGCTTCAAAAAAGCTTCTAAAGCTTACTCTGAAGATAACATAGCTGACCTATTTACGATTGCCGCAACACTAAACATAGATGTTTCAGATCTTGACGCTGAACAGGTGGTAACGGATTTAGAAGAGTCTATTGTGGAGAAAACTTCCTCTATCCAAAATATGAAAGGAAGTTTTGCGTGGGCTTGGGCTCATGCGGAAACTGATGAGCAAAGGGAATATATCAAAAAACAAGTTGATGATTTCATGAAAACCAACTACCCTGATTAAGAACTATTTACTATACTTGAAAGGAAAACAAAATGGAAGTTAAAGATATTGAACTCAAACTGAATATAAAGAATTTCAAAGCCCCCAAGTATATTCACCTCATGACTTTAGATGCTATTCAGTCTTTTGAGGGTGCCCATCCGACAATTGTACCACTTCTTCTTTCTAGTTTGAGAATGGGAGATCCAAAATACTCCTATGAAAAAGTAGTAGAACTTTTGAATACCATTGACCAGTTCAAGAATTCACTGGAACAAATAAAAGATCTAGTTGAAGAACATATGTATAAAGATTTCTCAGAGACCCCTGAAGGCTTAGGTCATCAATATGTTACACCAGAGGGTGGCATAGGAGTTTCTTTAGTTGACGGTGAGGAAACAGTAGTAATAGGACAAGGCAAAGAAGAGCCTAAAAAGAAACCACGAAAAAAACGAGCAACAAAGAAAAAGGCTACAAAAAAAGAAGAATAGCTAAGGTCCTAGGCACAAATCCTCAAAGATCGCTTTGATTTGTTCAAAAACTGTTTGGGAGTTTGTCACGGGAGTATATAATTTGCCTGGGTCATTGTCTACACAAGCCAAGAAAGAATTATGATGTTCTTGGAGCGCAAACACATATAGTTTATACCCATTTTCCGCAGCTATCATCGCTACTTGGGGACAACTTGTTCCTGTGATGGTTTGTGCTATTTCATCAGTCATTGTTATTATTACTTTTTGTGAAAGTGGGTTCCATGCAAACGGATAAGTCTGATCCATGGTCCAAAGCATTGTATCTATTGTTGGCTCCTGACCTGCACTCGGTATCATTCTGGCGGCTTCGAGGATCTCTAAGAACTCATCAGCCAGAACAAAATCAGACACCATTGAGGAGTACATATGAGGAGGGCGTATTTCTCCGTTTGAGGCAGTACCTACAACAACGAGCCCAAAGCGAAAATTACTAGTTATGGGGTCGTCTAATAACGGTTCGATTCCTCTTATCATTGATTCTATCTCATCATCAAATGATCCTGATATATCGAGAACAAAAACTAAATCTACACCACGAGAATCAAAGCCTTCATCAACCTCTCCGTCACAGTCGTTATCAAGATTGTCGCATATTTCAGCTATGGGTAATATCTGACCATCGCAAGGTCCATCAAAGCCACCATCTTGACAATATCGGACGCCGGCACGACATTCTCCAACAGCCATTGTGCCATCCGGACCTTCATAACACACTACTGCTGTAGAATTGACTATTCCCTCATCAATTGATCCATCACAGTTGTTGTCTAGCCCATCACAAATCTCTTCGGATGGTCCTGTGTGTCCATCGCACCGTAAAGCTCCGTTATCGCATTTCATAATACCTGGAGTACATATACCCACACCGTAGTCAGCGCCTTCAATAAACCCACAAAGTTGGTGTTGCTCGGGGAAGCTATCATCTATGCCGGCACTACAATCATTGTCTATTCCATCACATATTTCCTCGGATGGACCTGCGGCTCCTACACATTCTGACCATCCTTGAAATGTACATGTTTTGATTCCATAAGAACACTGTCCAGGAAGATTGGGAATGGGGTCTGTGACGGCATTAGGGTAGTCCACGCCATCGTGACCACACACTACCTTGTGACCCGGTGTACACTCTAAACGAATAAGCTCTTCTTGATCCAGGCATGAACTACAGCCAGACATTGCGAGTATTATTATCACAGAGGCGTGTTTTTTCATCTCATAACAGACTCCACGCAAGATTCATAAGAATCATATAGGTTCATAACCATAGCAGTGCTGTTAAATATTCTAAATTTCAAAGAGTTCAGGGGTAATTTATTGATATGATAGGACGATGTCATCAACAAAGGGGGAGATGATTTTGCTCGACCAGGGAAATTAAACGCTAATATTAGGGTGTTATTATTAGCAACTTCTAATAGTCCTTCAATATAACCATGTGCCTCAGCCTCGGGAATCCCTATTTGTACCGCAGCAGCGGCTCCTGGGAGATCAATTAAATCTTGGCTTATGTGAAATACCCACTTGCAGTTATCGTTTTGTCCCGGAGTATAGTAAATCGCATTTTTAGGGATAAGGGTCTTATTTTCGTTATTCGCCCTGATGTAGAGATATGCAGAAACTACCAATACTAAAGTTAATATTGCTAGAAGTGATGTTCTTACTTTTTTTATAGTTGTCAAAACACCCTCCTTTATTGGAGAGGTTGGGGCCGAGGCTGCTCTCCTTTTGGCATGTAGATGATAAATGGCATCTTCTTTATTTCATTAATAAGTAGATTTTTGTTAGCGGTTTTTGGTTTTTTCTCTATCCAAAAAAGAATTTGATTCGTTTCTTGTACTTTTCCTACATATGACCACTGACCATTGATCTTTTCCCAGACTTGAGGTAATTCAGCCTTGGGGGCAGCTAGAGCTATGATTCCTGATAAAATTACACTACTAAACATTTTTATTTCCTACCTTCGTGGTAAATTTAAAATTCACTCACTGTGGATAAATAGTGTTCGTTTATGATAGTTACTATACTATGACAAAAAAACACACGATTTCCGTACTGTTACTTATTTTAGGTTCCGTTGCCAGTTGCACTAGTGGTTGTGTCTCACTTAGGTCCATTCATGATGACTCAGTACAAGAATTACCCCGTAAATCTTTTGTTCAGATTCAACATGCTATAACAATGGAAGGTTGTAAAATAAACCCCGAAACAAAAAAAGAAGAGTGCCAAAAAGCAGTGGGCAGGTCAGTTTCTTCGGGAGCCTATGTTTTCATAAGTGAAGTGTCGTATGATACTGCTTATGTTCTTACTGCTGGTCATTCATGCCAAAACAAGGTACCAAAAAAACAAATGGTCGATGGTTTTGTCATAAAGAACCTCGGGTCAGAATTCCGAGTTGTAAATCTCGATGGAACATTTAATAAGGCTGAAGTTGTTAGTATAAATTCTAGATTTGACCTGTGTGTCCTCAGGGTATCTAATGTATTGATACACAAACCTATACTAAAAACAGCCCTAACACCGCCAAAACCTGGGGATACAGTTTATAATTTGGCAGCACCCCATGGCTTGTTTTGGCCCAATGCTGTGTTGATATTCCGGGGTATTTTTTCGGGGTATCATACCCGAGGGTACTCGGTTTATACAATTCCTACCAAACCTGGATCGAGTGGATCTCCTATTATCAACAAGGCAGGTCATTTGGTGGGGGTAATTTTTGCGGGTTATCCTGTGATGGAAAATATTGGTCTTTCTTCTCCGCTTGTTGCTATTAAGATATTCTTGAAAAAAGCTATAGCCCAAGGTGAGATGAAGTTGTGGGAAGAAACTAACCGACCAGTAAAAGGTAAATCTACCATTGGCAGATGGGTGAAAGATCTAAATATCAAACTACAAAGCCATTTTAAATAATCTTAGTTGATTACTAAGTAAAGCAGGAAAAAGGACAAGATTTTATTATGGCTTCTAATTTAAGTAATGCTCCCACTCGTCCGTCCATCTCGGGGACCGCATATAAACCGAACCCAGCGCATGTTTCTCGACTTGGTCTCTCAGGCGACTCTGATACCTCCCCGCTAGATCTCACCACAGCAGGTGTTTTAGTTCATACCGCTACTGATTATGCTTACGATGAAGTGTTCTTGTGGGCGTGTAATTATTCCGTTGGAAATAATGAGTTAACTTTAGAAATCGGTGGTGATGGATCTTTTTCGGATCCCTCCAAAACTATAGTCATAGAGTTAACCGCCAAAGCAGGACTGGTTCAAGTATATCCAGGTGTGCCCCATAAACAAGTGTCAATATATGCCAAGGCTGACCAGAATAGTAAAATTAACCTTTTTGGATATGTGGATAGACACTACCGAATAAGCTTGACCGACGAGTCGCTGGGCTATTCAACGGGCGACGCATAATATGGCTAAGAGAAGAAATCTAGGTCATATATCTCCATCTCACGGTATGGGCGCTGCTATTAAGAAGTGGTTTGATACGAATGATTTATCTGGATCTGCTATTTCTCAGGTTTTCGAAACACGACTTGATGATGTAGAGGACAGTCAGATTTCACTTGCTGGTTCTTTGGCTGATGAGATTGCTAGAGCTACCGCAGCCGAACAGCTTATCTCCTCGGAGATGACTGTCTTAAGTTCTTCATTGAGTTCTAGTTTCGATAGTAAACTGATTGCTCTGAGTTCTTCCGTTAGTTCTAGTATTGCTTTCTTAAGTGCAAGTATAGGGTCCGGCGGAAATTTGAATGTCACTATGGATGCTGATTTAGTGTTTGATGGGGACACCTTGTTAACGGATGCGGATATTTACATCTCCGGATCTGGTAATAATTTATATCTCCACGGCACCAACGAGTTAGGCTTGCCTGCTAAATATGAATTTTCTATTGAGAACGGGGGTACGGTGATTCAAGAAGTCCCCCATTCCGATTTTGGTGATTCTGTTGATGACCCTTGGTTCAAGTTTGATGGCGACTCCTTGGTTACACACGCTGATATCTATGTTTCGGGCTCTGGAAACTATCTCTATCTTAATGGCACCAATGAACAGGGTGACTATGCTAAATTCTACTTTGACATAGTTGATGGATTGGTAACTATTGTACAATCCGGCTCTGCTTAAGACATAGAACAAAAATACAAACTATTTATATTACTAAACCGTTACATTTTCATTATTGGAGGAAAACAAAATGGCAAGTCCTAGACTAAGAAGAAGACGCCGTGCTGCTCGTCGTGGTGATACACCTAAGGTAGCCGAACAAGTTATCGAAACAGTAGAGCCTCATGAGCCCGTAACTGAAGAAGCTCCTGTAGCTGAAGAAGAGTGTGAAGATGAAGAGTGTGGAATAGAAGAGTGCGAAACTCACCCCTCCGAAGAAGCACCCAAGGCGAAACCTGCTGCCAAAAAGAAGTCAAAGTCTAAGAAGAAATAATGTTTCACAAAATAACAAAAGCACTCCTCCTCGGAGAGAACATCAAAGTAGATCCTTCAGCGTCGGTCCAGGCGCTTTATGATATTATTACTAGTGTAAGAGTGACCAACAAAAGAGATACAAATAGAATCAATGTGGCTAAAGAACACCTTAGGGCTATCAAGAGGAATATAAGATCTCTAAACGAGCGTGTCAATTCTCTAGAAGAAGAACTAAGAGTACTTAACGAGGATAAATAATATGGGCGGTGTTGCTGGACATATGTCCCACCTTTATGATAATCCGTATCTAACCTTCACAGAAATGAAGGATATTTTATCAGCAGTTTCTCAAGGGGAGTTAGATTTTGAAGAGAAGGTAGATGGACAAAACCTTTTCTTGTCTTATTCTGTACCGGAAGATGAAATAAAGGCTGCGAGAAACAAGGGGAATCTTAGAGACAAAGGTCTGGATGCTGTAGAGTTAGCCCGGAAGTTTGCTGATCGGGGTAACCTTACAACTGCATTTGTAGATTCCTTCAGAACTTTCAAAAAAGCAGTCGATGCTCTCAGTAAGGAAGAAAAGATAAACATATTCGGTCCAGACACCAATTTTTGGTATAATGCAGAAGTAATGGACCCTCGGAGTCCCAATGTTATCAACTACGATCATAAAACATTGAAAATTCATGATCGTGGTCATTTTGAGTTTGACCGAGATGAAGATACTAAGACAAAAAGAGATATGTCCCAAAGTTTATCTGTACTAGATAATGCTTTAGAAAGAGTTCAGAACCATCTGAATAAAGAAGATTTCAACTTTGTCCGAAAGGCTGTAGTAAATCTCCGTAAGCTTAGTGATGACGAAGCCCTAACTACTGCTATCTCCCGACTAAACCAAGCAGTAGGTAGAGAGGGTCTCTCCGACAATAATACTGTGGGTGATTACTTATTCTCTCGTTTGAAGAATGGCTTAGACGGAGAGTTAGATGACACGAAGAAAGAAGAAATAGCACGCTATCTACTAGGAATGCCAGGAAATATTGGTCTTAGGTTGATAAAGAAAGGTCTCAGTAAGGAAGATTTAGCATCTGTAGTACACATTATCAATACAAAAAGGATTATTCTGAACGATGCGATAGAGCCTATTGAGTCAGTTATTCATGATTTTTCGGTAGAAATGCTCAAAGGATTAGAGAGCAGGTTCATAGTGGATAATAAGAAAGAAACTATCAGACTTCAGTCCGAACTGGCGAAAGCTGTAAAGGCAATTACGGCTATCGGACCAGAAAATCCTGAATCAATGGCAATAATGCAAAAGCAGCTAAATAAAATTAAAGATATGGCTAATATCAATACTCCAGTAGAAGGGGTTGTCTTTGATTATAATGGGCATATGTATAAATTCACTGGGAACTTTGCTCCATTGAATCAAATTTTAGGAATGTTCAAATATGGTGACGCTGCTCGGGCACCGGTTAAGGAATCTTTCATTAGTAACAAAGCTATATTAGCAGAAGATGACAAGAAGATTAAGGATCAAAAGAGTCCTAAAAGGATTGCACTCTTTCCAGGGAAATTCAAACCGCCACACAAGGGTCACTTCAATTATGTCAACGATATCGCTAAAAGACCCGATGTTGACGAAGTGATTGTGTTGATATCGCCTGTGGATTACCCAGAAGTAAGTAATGAACAGTCACTCGAAATATGGAATGAATACTTGAAGAACGCTCAGCCGAATATCACTGCAAAGATTGCAGATTATCGTAGCCCAGTTCAAGCGGTATATGAATTTATCGCTGATCCAGTGTCCGCCAGAGACGGAGATACAGTCCTTTTAGTCAAAAGTAGCAAGGATGTTGGGGATACTCGGTTTAACCGTGCGCAATCATATGCTGACCGTAATAACCCCGGTGTAAATGTAGAAGATATTGAAGAAGATCCAATCGTAGACCCCTCTGGGAAAGCTTATAGTGCTGAGGATATTCGAAACCTTATTGTGTCGGGCAACAAAAAAGAATTCTTATCTTACATCCCCTCTGCTATAGATGGGGACACTATTTGGAATATGTTGTCCACAAATAAGGATAATCTAAATAACCTAATCGATGACACTATTGAGGAAATGTCTGGAATGGGTGGCGGTGCTGTCGGGGGAGACTCTTTACCATTGGGACAGAAGCCTGTTTATCCGAAAAAGAAAAGGTCCAAAAACAATAAACCAAAAGTAAATCGTGGAAAACGACAAAGAAGAAGATAATTATACTTTAGTGGGAGCTATCATGATTAACCGAGATACACTAATTGCTGAAGAACTAATCCGGGAACACATTCGTTCGAGGATTAGTAAGAAACTTGATTCTGTCAACAAGGTGGAGTCCTTACTTAGAGAAGCGATTAGAGAAATTATCAAAGAAGCTGAGACCGGAACTGAAGAGCCCAGTACATACACTGGTATTAATGTTCTAGCTGACCTCTTAAAGAATATTATTCCCACTATAGAAGATGACTATAAAATGCTGACGACTTCAGAGGAACAGCGTGAATCCTTTCGTAATCATATTGTCCATGCGATAAAGAATACACTTCGACCAATAGAAGTAACTTCTGCTACTGATGATATGGATGAAAATATAGTATTTGATTATGACCCTAGGGACTTATTAGAAAAAGTCACCCTTGATGTAATAGAAGATGAACCAGAAGACCTTGACGGCGAGTTTATTGATATTGACCAAGATGAGTCTGAAGATCAGTTTATTCAGATAGATGACCAAAATGAAACCGGTCGCAATTTCGCTGCTGAGACTTTTAAGGCTGTAGAGAAACAAATTGTTGACGCTTACGATATGTTAGCAGATGATCAAGATCAGAATTTGTTCTATGATTATTTGATTACTAACATGCTCCTGTATTTTGATAAATTCGAAGATGAATTGGCAAATGAACTGCCAGATGTCACTACTCCCGAATATGAAGAAGAAAAAAATAACCCAGAAGGTGAAGCCGAATCAATAACTTCAAGTGAAGAAGAGGAAGAAGAAGAGTTAGAATTAAATATTTAATTTCATTCAGCCCTTAACACTGTTTACAACTCCAGTATAATCAGCTTGCCTGCTTAATAAACAGCTTTAAAACTTTAATCTACTATTTTTACTTTTAACTAATCTTCTTGTCTTTAACTGCTATTAGCAGCTTATCAGTATATTTAGAAGAGTAAATAACTTGACAAATAGTTATCTTAGGTACATAATATAGCCAATGGGGGTGACTGGAATCGACTGACGGAGAAATTGAAAAGGTGCAAGGGTGAGGGAAGCGTGGCTCACTAAAAACGCTTAAATCTATAACTGCAAACAATAACGCAGAACTAGCACTAGCAGCTTAAAAACCTGGCTACGCTTGAGGTGACGACAACCAAAAAACAGAAAGTCGTAGTATGTTGAGTAAGAGCTTTTGATTGTTTATGCCGCAAATGAACGACCTAGTCTAGATCTTTACTGACGATAAATGTAAAGACAACCTTGTGAATGACCTTGATATAGATACGGACAAGACGGGAGTTCGAATCTCCCCACCTCCACCAGCCGCCTCCGGGCGGCTTTTTTATTACCTTTAACTATGCTTCTCGAACTAGTTATATAAACCCATGTTTTGCGGGGATATTGATGAAAAAAACTATTATCTTAGATACAAATGTATACCTCACTGAGGCAGGTTCCATATTAGCATTCGGGACGGATGATATTGCAGTGCCAACAATCGTTCTAGATGAGATAGATAAACATAAACACAGACAAGACACCGCAGGATTAAATGCTCGGACTATGAATAGGGTCCTCGATTCTTTGCGCAGTGAGGGGAGTTTAATGGATGGTGTCTCCCTGGGGGATCGACGGGGCAACATTTTTGCTGCTCACTTTGATGAGAACTATATGCCACCTGGGATGAAAGAGGATGATTCCGATAATAAAATAATTGCTATTGCTCTCCGGCTTATTGAAGAGGGGCATACAATAGCAGTAGTTTCCCGTGATTTAAATATGCGAGTCAAATGTGACGCTCATGGGATAGAATGCCATGATTACCAACCACAAAAGGTAATAAGCTCAGTCGAGAATCTGTTTGACGGCACCCAAACAATTGAATGTGATTTCAGTATGATTGATAAGTTTTATAGTGGCGAACCATCTTATCTGCCTGAGGGAGAGCATAATCTTTATCCTAATCAGTATCTACTATTGAAGAGTGGAGACAGCAATAAATCAGCAATCTGTAGGTTCATAAACTATCAGTCTCCTTTACAGAAAATAAACAAATATAAAAACATATGGGGACTAAAAGCCAACAACAAAGAACAGCAGTATGCAATGGATCTTCTTTTCGATAGGGGAGTGGAAATTATTTCCCTGACTGGTCCTGCTGGTACTGGAAAGACGCTCTTAGCCACGGCTTGCGGTCTGGAACAGGTTTTTAATACGACAAGTTCTAAAGGTGGGTACGATAAGCTTATTATCACTAGACCTGTTCAGCCCATGGGGAGGGATATAGGATTCCTGCCTGGTACTCTTGAGGAAAAAATGATGCCATGGATTGCTCCTATCAGAGATAATCTGGAGCAGTTATTCGGCGACCGTGGCGCACTAGATATGCACATAGAACAAGGATCCATCGAAATAGAAGCCATGACTTACATCCGAGGTCGCTCCATTTCTAACGCTTTTATGATAGTGGACGAGGCGCAGAACTTAACAGCCCATGAACTAAAGACTATAATAACTAGAGTTGGGCATGGTACCAAGCTCGTACTGACTGGCGATATTCAACAGATTGATAATTCTTATGTGGACTCGGTTTCAAATGGCTTAACACATGCTGTTGAAAAATTCAAGACCCATGAATTAGCAGGTCACATTACCCTTATCAAAGGGGAGAGGTCAAAGTTAGCAACTTTAGCATCGGAAATTTTATGATTGATTACATTACAGAGAAAGTAAAAGACACCCCTCGATATTTTCGCTTTGGAGGCATAGATGTGGTTCAGGGCGATGACCTGCCAGATAATGTCAATATGGATGCTGTGTTTCGTACTATAGAAGCCGCCCTGCCCCCTCATTTTTTGCGGAAGTTAAAGGGAGTAAAGATTAAACATCTAGATTTCTTTAATGATAGAAATGCGTCTGCGTTTTATAAAGACGGAATTCTTCACATCACCAGTGATCAAGATAGTAACAATGATCTTATTAATGACATATGTCACGAGTTAGGACACCATGTTGAGGAACTTTATCCTTCTGAGATCTATGAAGATACAGAAGTTGCGGAAGAGTTTTTGCGAAAAAGAAAGCAGCTAAAGTCTGAAATCCAATCCGAAGGGTATTGGGTAAGTGAGTACAACTTTCAAGAATTAGCGTACAATGATAAGTTTGATAATTTCTTGTATAAGCGCCTAGGTAAAACGATGTTGCGCATGGTGACAGCCGGGATTTTTATAAGACCATACGCCTCAGTGTCATTGAGAGAATATTTTGCTACAGGTTTTGAGGCTTATTACTGTGGTAATAAGGAATCTCTTCATAAAGTAAGTCCTATTTTGTACAAAAAGATAGACACTCTCCACAATTTAGTGTAAAATAGATAAAAGAAAGTAGGCTATAATGGCTGGTAAACATATCTCCTATTCGGAGTGGCGGAATTGGCACATCTGTCCTCATTATCATAAACTTACTTACATTGACAAAGTCACTCAATTCGAGGGCAATATTTTTACTGCTTTTGGTAAAGCGATGCATACTGTTTGTGAATTTACTTTGACTTCCCCTTCTGAGTATCGCCAATCCGGCAAGATCGAATCTCTGATAGCTGAACAATTCGTAAAGGAGCTAAAATCGTTGCCACGACCCGCCCGACAGGATGCAAAAGATAATTTTGACCTTAAGGAATGGCTTCAAGCAGGTCGTGACATCATCCCCGATTTATACCGTTGCCTAGCCGACAAGTTCGGCAAACTCGGTGAGGACTGGGAAGTACTCAAAGCCGAAGAGCAACTCTATGTACCCATCACCGAATTCACGGAAGCAGAAAAAAACTTCAAAGGTTTCATTGATCTCGTGGTCTATTCCAGAAAAGATGAAAAAGTTCATTTGATTGACTGGAAGACTTGCTCCTGGGGCTGGAAGCGTGAAAAGAAGAATGATAAGATACTTGCTTACCAACTGGTGTTCTATAAGCATTTTTATGCTCAGAAGTATGAAGTAGACCCCAAAGATGTGGACTGTCATTTCGTATTATTAAAGAGAACAGCCAAACCTGGCAAGAAGGCAGAATTTGTTAGAGTGACGGCGGCGAAAAAAAGAACAACAGATGCCCTTAACGCCTTGACAAAAGCATTGCATAATATTACTAAAGAAAATTACATAAAGAATCGAAACGCTTGCACAAATTGCAAGGACCGATTCGGAACATGTGAATTTTACCAAACAGAGTATTGTCTCTAGGGAAGATATCAATGTCAGATAAAAAAATAAAAGTACTAACAATTAGTGACCACCCAATGTTACCCTCGGGTGTCGGTACTCAAACTAAGTATGTGATTGAGGCACTTTTAGAAACCGGCAAGTTTGAAGTGTTTTCCTTAGGGGGTGCTATGAAACACCCCAACTATAACCTAATGAAAGTCTCAGATAACTGGCGTATTTTACCTGTAGATGGTTATGGAGATAAGGCTAAAGTACTGGCTATCTTAAGGGAGTTTAAGGCAGATATTCTCTATTTTATGACTGATCCTCGGTATTATGAGTGGTTATGGCAAATAGAGGATGATATCCGACAGATGGTTCCTATGGTATATTATCATGTTTGGGACAATTATCCCTATCCATTGTATAATAAAAAGTGGTATGATTCCAACGATTGTATAGCATCTATTTCGAAAGTTACCAGCGACATTGTGCAGACTGTTGCCCCGGATGTGGATGAGAAATATATTCCCCACGCTGTCCCCATGGAGATATTTAAGAAAGCATCCGCAATTAAACTAGAAGAAGTTAGAAAAAATAACCCTGGACTTGACGGTAAGATTGTATTTTTCTGGAATAATAGAAATGCTCGTCGCAAGCAAAGCGGAACTTTGGTTCACTGGTATAAGAACTTTCTAGAACAAGATCATGTTGATCGCACTAAGGTCGCCCTTCTGATGCATACAGACCCTACAGACCCAAATGGTCAACCACTTGAACACATCGCTACAGAAATAGGACTTGTTAATTCGGAAATAATGTTTTCTAAAGGAGGCATTCCCGCCGAAGATTTAGCCCTTATGTACGGTTTAGCTGATTGTACCATAAACATCTCTGATGCTGAAGGTTTTGGTTTAGCCACTTTGGAGTCCTTATCATGTGAAACTCCTATTATCGTAAATATGACTGGTGGATTGCAAGAGCAGGTCACCGACGGCGAAAACTGGTTTGGCGTGGGCATTGAGCCAGCTTCTAAGGCGATTATAGGATCCCAGGCGGTACCTTATATTTACGAAGATCGCATCGCCGAAGAAGATTTTATCGCAGCTATGAATAAAATATATGGGATGTCAGATGAAGAAAGAGAAAACCTAGGAAAACTCGGTCGCCAGCACATTGAAAAGAACTATAATTTCAAAGATTTCAAACAATCTTGGGTAAACTTAATGACCGAGGTTCATGAGAAGTTTGGCTCCTGGGATAATAGGAGACATTATACACCTTGGAGGCTAGAAAAGGTATGATTGAACAAAAGAGAGTATTAATTGTCGGCGCTTTTTGCAATATCAGCGGATACAGTGATCATGCTCGGCTCGTTGCTGACGCCTTGATTGCTCAGAACAGCGGACATAAATTTTACTTATTAGATCTACAGTGGGCAGAGGCTTCAAGGGATAATAAATATTATCAGAAATACGGAGCGATGATCCAAGAGACCGCTCAATATTTAACTTTCCTGAAACAAACAGGACAACCGTTTCATGAGGGTTTTGATTGTAGTTATCAAGTAAGGGCACCCAATGAATTCTCTCGGATAACCCACTATGATATTGGCGTTACCGCAGCATTAGAAACAGTAGCTGCCCCAAGCGACTGGATTCCCAAGTGTAATGAGTTACAGAAAATACTTGTGGTGTCCGAACACGCTAAGAAGAATCTTCAAAATGCCAAGGATGAAAGTGGTAATTCTATAACCACAGATATTCAGGTTATACCTTTTTATAATAATCTAGAAGATCTCGATCAAAGAGAAACTTTCTCAGGTTATGAAACAGTTAGTACAAGTACTAATTTCCTGTGTGTTTCTCAGCTTGCGCCTCGTAAAAATCTGTTGAATTTGATTGACTGGTTCACGGACGAGTTTCATGATGATGAAGATGTTGGTTTAATAATAAAAACTCATTTACGCAATAACAGTATTCCTGATTATGACTACACCAGGAATCAAATCAAATCGTTCCTAGAAATGCACCGAGGCAAAGAAAATAAAAAATGTAAAGTCTATCTCCTACACGGTAATATGACAGAGAAAGAGATGCATGGATTATACGATCCTGATAAAATCCGTGGCTATATAACAACTACTCACGGTGAAGGATTCGGTATCCCAACATTTAATGCTGTATGTTCAAACATCCCTGTGGTTGCCCCGGCGTGGTCTGGTCATTTGGATTACTTGCGCACCTCTGTAAAAAATCCTAAATCCGGCAAAGCAAAAATTCAGAGCATGTTTTTGAAAACCAAATATAAGGTAGAACCAGTCCAGCAGCACCACCTGATGCCAGGCTTAATAACAGAGGGAAGTGAATGGTGTTATCCCGATGAAGCGTCTTTTAAAAAGAATATAAGGATACTGGCTGACAGACCCTCCGAGCACCAAGAGAAGGCATTGGTCTTGGGTGAAATTACACGCTCTACTTTTTGCAAGGAAAATATTTATAAAAAATATTGGGATGTAATGGATTCTATTTTTTCACAAACAGGGGGCAATAATGCTGAGGCAGAAACCGGGAACAGCCAGATACTTGAGTTGTAATCTCTTTAATGATGCAATAACCAAAGAACAGATCACTGAAAGTAATGAGTATACAGTCAGATTGACACAGGACGAACTCTCTATAGATAAGTCTCAAGCGCATCGATATCCTTTTCACAGGGATTATATGCAAATACTTAAAACTTTGGAGATATCCAATTACCCTTTCGTATGTTCCTCTGTCGATTATGATGTAACCTTTACAGATCTTCAGAAGATTGATCAAGAAAAGATTCCTCTTTTGTTACCAATCAAAGATAACAAGGAGCTTCTGAATTTTACACTAGAGAATCTGTCTCATAATGAGGTAATGTCCATAGCTAATGTTACAGTTATAGACGATAGGTCCGACGACCCGGTCTCTATCAAAGAACTGTGCCAGAAATATGGAGCTATTTATGTGCGGGTAGATTATGATACGCCCTATTTTAATTTTTCTATGCTCAATAATATCGGGGCATATCTCTACAATAAATTAAACTTCACAGAGGTGGTATTCTGGAATGCTGATCTGTGGACCCCGGACACTAAATCTTTTCCAGAGCTTATAGAAAAATACTACCAATACAAGGAATCGGGTACCCGACTTTGTGGGGCTAAATTATTATATCCTTCGCTCGGTTTTTGTGATTTATTAGATGCCGATAGAACTTACCGGGAAATGGCACAAGACTTCCGCATCAACATAGAAGACATAAAACAAATGGAACCATTTGGAAAAGTTCAATTTGGTGGAGGTTCTTTTAGGGTTCTACCAGAATACTTTGACAATGCCCATCCTATTTGTGGTTCCCCTTATCACTTCGGTAGATTCCTCAACAAGTCAGATAAATCTGTGAATATGGACCGGGAAACCCGATTTGTAACAGGGGCATTTCAAATCGTTGACCTCCCTACCTTTGTCGAGTAAGGAGGATTTTGTCCAAGTTTATCATGTTCTATGCAAGATATTGATCTCTGTTTAAGGTTTTGGGAAACCTTTAATAAGGTTACGATATTGGGCAAGGATGTTCATTTATATCATGGAGAGTCCGTTATATTATCCTCCAAATTAGAGGCAGACCCATCTTCTCTTAAACATAAGTCAGGAGCTTATAAAGAGAAACTAATCTCAGACGAGGTATTATACTCAATGTTGTGGAATTTTGATTTCTTATGCGGAAAGCTTCCCGCATGAAGAAAATACTGCTAGGTCAGAATCATCTCCATACTATTGGGGGCAGCGAGACATTCATATACTCCATGGCAAAGCAAATGACCCAAATGGGTCATCAAGTGGATATTGTAACAATGCAGCCCGGCTTTGTTTCGGAATTGATAAATCGAGAGTTCGGGTGTAGTATTAATATTTTCCGAGACTCATATGATGTAGCTTTTCTTAATCATACCACCATCGTAAATGGAATCAAGTCTATGTTTCCTGGCGGTAAAATAATTCAAACCTGCCATGGGATATATCCTGCACTAGAGCAGCCAATTGGGGGCGTTCGTCATGTGGCTATTTCATTGGAGGTGTCGAACCATTTGAAGTCCAAAGGGTATGAATCTGTTATAATCCATAATGGTGTAGATTGCGAGGTGTTCTCTCCACATGAACCAGCGTCTCCAGTTGTAAAAAGAATATTCAGTCTATCACAATCAGATGTATTTAATCAAATACTTCAGACTATATGCACAAAGAAAAACCTAGTATTTTCCTGTAACAATAAGTTTACCTCTCCTCGTATTGATATACACAATGCTATTCGAGACTCCGACCTAGTGTTCAGCCTTGGGAGAGGAGCCTATGAGGCTATGGCTTGTGCTCGCCCCGTCATTGTAGCAGATCAAAGACAATATCAGCCTGGGATGATGGATGGAATAATTACCTCTGAAAACATCTCTTTATATCTGGAAAACAATTGTAGCGGCAGAAAAATGCAAAGAGAAGTAACAGAAGAATCTCTAATATCAGAGATAGAAAAGTATGACTCAACTCAAGGCGTTCGAAATCGCCAGTTTGCCCTGTCTAACCTGAATATAGTAAATCAAGTAGAGGAGTACCTCAAGCTATGAAAATAATAGGTATAACACGGATAAGAAACGAATCAGAAATTATTCACGAAACACTAGATCATATGGCAGACTTTTGTTCTGAGGTCTTTGTTTATGATGATTGCTCTACAGATAATACCGTAGAAATCTGTGAATCACATCCCTTGGTAAATAAAGTAATAAAAGGACTCGCATGGGACCCAGTTCGAGCCCGTGCCGAGTTTGAAAACCGCCAAGCTGTTTATCTAGAGGCCGCTAAGGTATGTGGACCAGATGATTGGTTTGTATATATGGATGCGGATGAGCGCATCGAGTTTGATTGGTCTAAACTTTCTGGAGATATAGACGCTATTCGAATGCGCTTGTTTGATTTTTATATCACAGAAGAAGATGTAGATAAGAAATACACTGAGAGAAGGTGGATTGGACCAGAATATCGAGACATTTTATTTGCTTTTCGCTTCGGGGCTACCACGGGGTATCATGGCTTAGACCAGCGGGAGTGTTCATTAAAATCTTACCGAGTCTTGGATGATGGGTTCGTTAGACATTATGGGAAAGCTATCTCGGTAGACCAGTGGGAAGAGACTTGCGACTATTATGCAAATCATTTCCCTATGTATGCGGCTAAATGGCTTGCACGCAAAGGAAAAGCCATTCATACAGAGTCCGATTTTGGTCGCCCATTAATTTTATGGAAAGAAAAACTTAAAAAAGGCTTGCCTTTATAATATACTAATACTACGATAGGAGAATAAAATGAAATTATCACAACAAGCTATTGGCGCACTTTTGATGACTTTGCAGAAATGTTTGTCTGAAGAGGTTGATATTACAGAATTGCTAGCGGATTGGAACCTTAGGGTTGAAGATGATCAAGTCTTTGTAATCAATCCGCCTACTGTTACCCCGCCAAAGACTACATTTGAAATAGAATAATGCCTTTATATGATTACGGGTGTAAATCCTGTACTAAAGAGTTTGAATTACGACACTCTCACACAGAGAGTAATATAAAATGTTTGTATTGCGGATCTAGCGAGATCAGTAAACTACTCAGGTCATCCAATATTGTAACAAAATCTCTTCCTAATACCAAAACAGAAGAAACATCCACCCGAGTTGAACAAGAGATCGAAAATAAAAAAGTAGAACTTAAAAAAACTAAACAAGAATTGTTAAAGCAGGCAAAAAATGATAAGTAATGTAATCTTGATCCTATTGTTATCAGTTTCTCTAGTTTGTAATATTCTGCTTGTGTGGTATGTGAGGCGTCTTATACGGTTTGTGGATTATAACGCACTGGACATGGAGGCTGTAAAAACAGACATAAAAAACTATGAACAACACTTGGAAAGAGTTTATGGTCTGGAATTATTTTATGGTGATGAGACCCTGAAAGGGTTGTTAGATCATACAAAAGATATCAAAGAAGATATGAATAATTTCATCAACAATACCGATGAGACTCTCAAATCTAGAGTTGTGACTACAGGGGAAGATAATGACTAAAAGTAAGACAAAGACCTCAGCCAAAGTAAAAACGCCTAAGGTCCAAAAAGCAACCCCCGTCAAGAAAGCTCCTGTCGCCAAGAAGGGTCGTCGATCAAAAAGTAAGAATCATTATTTCACAAAAATCACAGAACAAGCCATCATTGATTATTGTGCGACGGAAGATACAACAATCAGGACCAAGTTATACATAGAACATATTCAGCCCGCTTTTGATGAACTGGTTACAAAGATTGTGTTTACATATAAGTTTACCTCTCTGGAAAATATTGATTATCTTAAGGAAGACTGTAAAATCTGGCTAACCACTATTTTAGGTAAGTTCAACCCGGACCAAGGTGCTAAAGCTTTTTCCTATTTTTCGGTGGTAACAAAAAATTGGTTTACCCATAAGGCAAAACAACAATCGAAAAAGAATCGCCGTGAGATACAGTACGATTCCATGATTCGAGAAGTAGAAGCAATCGGGTCAAGCGAATCAGACTTTTTTAAAGATCAGGAAGATGCTGAGTTTTGGGAATTCTTATTGAAGGAGGTTACAAGCTGGAAAAATCCAAACCTCAAACCTAACGAAGAAAAGGTTTTAAATGCTATTCTTACTCTCATGGAAAACATAGAGCAAATAGAAATTTTCAATAAGAAGGCAATTTATCTCTATATGAGAGAGATTACGGGTCTAAATACAAAGCAGATCGTAAGTTGCCTCAATAAGATGCGGGAAAAATTCAAAGTCTTCAAACATCGTTGGGACGAAGGAGAAATAAAGTAACTCCCTATTTACTTTATGAAAAAGAACCTCGACTCATTAATCGAACAAGCTCTCGATAACATCAACAAAGACCGTCAGATGACGGAGATTCTCCTAGAGAGTCTCAAAGAATATATGTCAGTATCATTAGATAGATATTCGGACAGTGGTCCCGTCGCTGCTAAATTCGTAGAAACCCTACAGAGAAGTAACGAACAGCTAGTCAAATTAGCTACTCTTGTCCACAAACAAGAATCTTTATCTAAAAACACCGGACTATCGGAAAGTGATAAAGATCAATTATTTGATCTTTTAAAGGATCAAGATGGCTAATAACAGTAAGAAAGGACAGATACCTTTTACCGCTACCGAACAAATAAAAAAAGGTAAAGTATTACGGCACAAGAACTGGATTGTTGGCCGAACGGACCCCAGCACTGCACTTAAAGCACTCCAGCGAAAAGCGTTCACCAACGACACCTATGAAGGAAAAACAAAAGGGGAAATAGTAATAGTATCCAATATCGAAGAGGTGGATCGCCCATGGACTGATATAATTCCTTCATTCTTGGGAGGCACGGAACCCCAAGCTCAATTTGTTTATTATGGTAGGGCAGTTGATGATAGTCGTCACGATGGCTGCGGAGAATCCTATGGCGCAGATGATAATATATATGAAGTATTTCCTAAGTTTCATGTAGCTCAAGAAGCTGGCAGACCGTCATATAATGATCGCTGTCGTGTGCGCTACTATGATACTAATAATAACTTTGTGGGTGTGGTCGGCATCATCACAGAAATTATAGGATCAGAGACAAACACAGAATCTGGACCCGGTAGGGGTGGCAGCCGCCGTGCCCCCGGAAGAACAAAACCAAGAGGATCAATCCCTAATCCAAATGCGGCGCAGACCCCTTCTGCACCCATTTATCCTTATAATCCTGTCACTGGCAGACCAGTTAAGACTGCAAGTGAGATAGCGCCCTATATAACTTCTCCTACTGGGGGGAGAAGTGTTGCGCTTCCTGATGCTTCTACGGACCATCCCGGTGTTGATTTAGAAGCTGCTATGGATCAAAAAATATATGCAGCTATGGGTGGTGAGATCGCCGCCAAATTAGATAGCAATGATCCCAATGCGAAGAAGGGCTATGGGTATTATATTGCAATTAAGACCGTAGGTCTCGATGGTTTAGAACCTATCTATACTCTTTATGGTCATTTGGGTGCGGATATTATGGGTCGCTTTCCACGAACATTCAACGGTACAACAGTGGCAGCGGGCGCTCAAATCGGAATAATGAAGGATTCAGGAAATTCCACAGGACCTCATTTACATTTTGGGATCGTTTATGGTGGTAATCTTACTGCCCCTGGTCAAGTTGCGACAGGACATGCAGAAAAAGTATTTGACCCAATGACCGAGTTTTTTGGGCGAGTCTTTAGTAGATCATGATGAGCAGGGTAATATAAAGATGGCAAATAGAGAAACATTACTAGATACATTTTTAGCACCCTGGCAACAGACTGTCCGGGACTATATGGGTGTGACAGGTGAGAAATCAGGATTAAACAATGGTCCATTGATTGAGGCTGTTCCACAAGTTAATCAGACTCCAGCGGAAAGAATTATCCAGGGACAAAACAACTCTTATATTATAATTGGTCGTGACCGCCCACGGGGTCCGGAGGGTGGAAATGGAGCAGAAATAGCCAACACTGGTGCTGGCTGTATTGATATTATAGCAGGTCTCTCTGGTGTAACCGCAAAAGCTACTGCCCCTGACGGCGAAGAAGTGGCGACAAATAAAAACCCGGACCTAGATTCTGCTCGTATTTATATTTCCCAGAGAGCTAAAGACATTGATTCGGAAGAATACTTTAGTATAGCGGAGGGTCAAGTAGGGTATGTTGGGCAATCTTCTGCGATTGCAGTTAAGGCTGATTCAGTCCGAATAATAGGAAGACAGGGAATAAAACTAGTTACTGGAGATAGTTACTCGGGCGGTTCAGGTTTTTGGATCGGGGACAACACCCAAGGCATTGATCTAATAGCTGGCAATGATGATGAAGACTTACAACCTCTGGTCAAGGGTGACACTCTGGCTCAAGTTCTCGACAGGATGTGTGACTTGATGCTTGAACTAGAGGGTCATATAAATGCTGTACAGTCCTTTGCAATCGCCAGTGCAGTCCCAGGTCCTCAGACCGTCGCCGCCGGCGTACCACTGACACTGGAAACTACCAGTATGGCTGGCTTCGCCAAAAGGGTTGGTGCTCTAAAAATGGATTATAGCTCTTTAAATCCGATCGCTTTTTCAAACTTCCGAAGTAAATACAACACCACTAACTGATAATAATATGAATTTAACACAAGTACAAAAAAATATCATCAATCCTTTTCCTGAAGATATGCTAAGGGAAGAGTACAATTTCGACTCGACCAGGAACAGGTTTGTGTTGGATTCCATCCAAGAGGCATATGTTTCAAATGCGATATACCCGGAAGAAAATAAGAAGCTAGAAATAACACTAGAACAGTTGCAGTCATTGGTGGGGGCTTCCCGTGAGGTGTCAGATCTTGATCTTATGATAACGCCTTTGGATATGCGGGCTTATCTGTCTATGTACCCACAGAATGGGACTTTTATAGATGGCAAAATCCAGGCTCAGTCTTCCCAGGCTTCTCACTCGAAACTCCAAGAATTAGCTATCGATCTAGAATCTCGGGGTGTTTATAAACTATATTCTACAGAGTCTACCCCTTTAGCACTATTGGAGGAGAATCAATCTGGGCCAAACCGAATGGCGTCCCGGCTTTTGTCGATCAGTCCCAATCATTCGACTGAATATACGAAGCTTATACGAAAGGCTATGGGGCTAGAAAACATCCCTGCGATTAATAGTTCAGAAGATAACTCTAACATTTACGGATTAAGTACTGCCGACAATACAGTGAATACACTTTTGAGTAATGATACTGGCATTGATTTGTATGATTGGCGTAAAAATTGTATACCAGATACAGACAACGACAAGGTTTATTATAACCCAGTCGATAACAATTATTATTATACCCGACGAACGGGCATTACAGATTTACATGCTTTTGATATCTCTAGCTTTATAAACCCCCAACAACAAGAGGGGATGATCGAAGAATTGTCTGATTTTGTTTCTGGATTATTGGGCGGCACTATGTTCGATTATTCCCTGGAGGCAATAAAGGCTGCGGGAACAGGTATCTCTGAGATATTGAAGTTTACGGGAAAATACTCAGAACAAAACGCAAATCGAATTTACGCTGCTCGGTCAGAGTTTTTAGAGCTTTTAGATTCTGACCCAACGGAGCTAACACCAGGACAGGCTCTGGAAACAATTAATACTATTACATCGGTCAATCCTTATGATAATTCTAATTTTATGTTTAGCACTTATTTACGACCACGCCCAGGCTCACGGTGGATGTATGTTGTTAAGATCCCTAAAAGAGAACTAGATGCTCTGTCCGCTGGCACGGGCGTAGTACTCTCCTATGAAGAATATGAATTATCATCATTAGAAAAGGCTAGGGCATTAACTAACCCCGAAAAGAATAAGTCGTTTATTAGTAAAAATTTTACGGTTGATCAACTTCAAACCTATATGCCCTTCGTTAGCTTGAGGGCTAGAAACTATTCTTATCAGTTAGAGGATGATAATATTACTCCAAACCTGATCGGGGGTATAAATTTGCCTTCGGAGGTTTCTAAGATAAATTCGTTTATGGATTTGTTGTCTTTATGTTTCTCATATAATAAGGCTGCACTAAAAGATAACGACATGGTTGAAATGTTTTTTACAGAAAACTATCACTTGGACCATTTGTGTGTGAACGGTATGGCATTTACACGAGGTATTGGGAACATAAATTATCATCACAGCCTTCCTGAAGATGATGCTGAGCCCCGCCGAATCTTAGACGCATTTTCGCTCTTATCTCCAACTACATTTAGCATGATCTATAATAGCTTTGAGATATTTCAAGAGACTCAAATCGCATCTGAAGATAATTATGCACCCTGGATGGACTGGCTTAAGGCTTATGTCTATCCAACTTTGAATCTTTTACCAACCGAAGTAGAAAAGATAAATGACCGCAGCCGCCGAAATATCCGTAACGAGCGTAAAAAGGATGTTTTTATTAGAGTGTCCAGATTGGCTAATTCAGGCAAATCGGCTGAAGAAATAAAATTACTCTATGCCAATAGAAAACTTGATTATAAAATTGGGAATACAATTAATAATATCAATTGTAACACAGGGCAAGCAAGGGCGGTGAAGTCAGCTTTACAGTTCTGGCAAGCTATAACAGGAAAAACAAAATTCCGATCAATCCTAAGACAAACAATACTCACCCTAAGGGATGAGGTGATTTCAGATGAAGTGTCCAGGGAATTACTGAAGAGCGGAATTGATGTTCAGAGTCTATCCCGTCAGGGCTTGGCAGCTACTAATAACCCGGCTCTTGTTCAGCGCCAGATCGAGCGTGAAATAAACGAGCAAATATTCTGTGGTTTGGATGTGCTTGGTGGATTTATAGAAACCTCTTATCTCGATCCGAAGGATATGAACCCTCAAAAGAAGACAAAAAGAGCGCCAAAAATCGGCGCACAACCTAAAGTCAAAATTCCTGCTCCTCCTCCCATAAGTCCTTATTATGTAAAGGCAAAGCTCTATCAAAAAATGATAGAAGAGGCTATTCTTAATTTCCTTAAGGCTTTGATCGCAGGTATCTTAAAAGATATTATTGAGGCTACTTTGGGTTGTGGTCCTAATCAAAGCGAGGACCTAGACGACTCTATGAAGAACCTTGCTTTTGGGTTTGTAAATGTCAATTCCTTTTTGGACGATGTTGATATTGTAGCTGCTGCTAAGAGTGCTGGTTTATACAATATTACACGGACGAATGATAGCAACATTAAAGAAGATCCTACCTTTGACCAAGTGTTCTCGCTCTTGTCAGACATCTCGCTTATGTGTACACCCATAGAATTACAATCGATGTTGCTAGGAGATGGCACTCATCTTCTATATTCATTGATTGTAGAAACTGTTTCTAATGGGCGCATTTCATTCCCCACGAGCCAATACCAAGATGTAGATGGCAATGATGAAAAGATAATGTCTACTATCGACCCAACCGTATACCAAAAATTTGAATTTACGATAGAAAACATTCGTGAGTTTTTTATTATATTAGGTGAAGCGATGAGGGATGAGGAATTAGATGAAATAAGCGAATTTGCCTTTTCTCCATTTGCCGCATACTGTGAGTCTAAAGATGTAAATTTAGCACCTTTACACCTAAGACTAAGTATAGAACAATTAGAGACTCAGTTTTCTTTACAATCTCGGGATAAAATCCAAAAAATAAATGCTTTATGTGATTGGCTACGAAGTCTTCAAAACATCCAGCAACAGTTGATGGACTTTATCAACTCTTTGGGTATAATGGAATTTTATGATAAACTTCTACAATTAATAGCTGATTTATCCAATTATGTTGCCGATAGTTTGTCTGAACTTTGGGACTCTTTGTTTGGACAAGATGTTACAAGTACTCAGGACCCAGAATATACTATGTACATGACCCAAATGGGGAGGGATTTATTTTATCAAACTTATAATGTAATCTCCACTAGTCATCCAGCAGCAATGTCTCCTAATCTTCAGATTTACAACTTACAATTCTCCCCTACCCGTATTAGCGAAATTGTATATACAGTACCTCAGTCCTGGGACGCCGCTGGGGGTAAAACAAATACTACCTTGCTAAAAGGATTTATAAAACCCGTTATGCAAGATGTTCATTTGCTTGGCAGCGGTTGGCTTGGTGAAATGCTCATCGAAGACCTCGATGATCTCGGCATCGCCCTCGAAACCGATGTGGCTGATAGGGTAATTGGTGGGTATAACACTGGCACCAGAACAAACCTTGCGGATAAGATGAGATCTAGTTTAGCCCTGCCATTTTCCCCACCCCGAACCGAACCATGGTTATTTGGATGGGTAGGGGGAAGCACCAGAGATTACCCGCAAACTCAACATCGTATAGGCTCTTATGCTCTTAGGACCTCTCCAACGAACCTCCGGAAGAAGCTGACTGCCGTTACTCCAGAAGGAAGTGACGAGGAAGATATAGAAGCTTACTATTTAAAACTTGGAGAAAAAACAGAAAGCTGGACTAACGATTCTGTTGGATCTACTTTAAGCAAGCCTGTACCAATACACCTCTCTATGCGGGGCATATCGGATAAGAAGGGGGGGGTAACGGTATATCGAGCACCCCAATTTCCGGGGACCACCCCAAAAATGACGGATGAAAATATTATAGCCCAGTATATTCCTTCTCCCGCAGACCATGAACCCGACCAAGATACTATAACATATTATGGTCTAATGTCGGGAATCGACAACAGTAAGTTGAGGGGCTTAAGTCTAGGGTTGTTTGCTGATAATCCTTTATTACCATCTAAAATTCAAGTATCCGATCTTATTTCTAATACGCTTAGGGGATACATTGAGAGTACTATTCCGGGTCAAACACATTGGACAATGAATGGCTCCTTTAATCGATTATGGGCTGCTATGGTTGACCCATCAAAATATAGCAGCGAGTCAAATAAGGAGTTTATTACTAATAATGAGGAGGACTGGCGCTCTATAGGTACAATCCTAAGTGAGGATTCATTAAATGCAGTGTCCGTCTCTAATCCGACAGAGTTCATAGACAGAAACATAAACCAGGGATATACTCACGAATCGGGCAGAAGAAAACTCCCTAAATATATGAAGTCATTCAACCGCCCCCTCTTTGAACTTGATTCCGATCCGTGCATTACGCCGGAAGAGTCTTATATTGCCCAGGCTACAGTTGCTTGTTTACAATCACGAATGCAAGGATTCTTCCTCAACATAATGTCTCTTATGCGGGCTTATCCACACTGGGGAAGTTTTGGGACGAAAGTGCTGATAGCTGATTACTTAACTCGAAAGATGATTCCGGAGTTAGAAGAGCGCCAGCTTTTGAATTTGATATATGAAAATTATGGAGTATTGCACAAGGTTTATGGAAATGTTCCATCAAACAAGCTACACCTTGATAACTCTCAGGCTCCACGGGAAAACTTAAAAAACTTGTTACTCTCTATGTTCCAAAGATTTCTTGAGTTAACTTCCCAAACAATCGGAAGTTCTATCAAAAGAAGCATTTATGCAAATCATACTACAAATAAACGATATCGTAGAATGTTGAGTAGGTTTTTCCACAAAATGTCTATCAACATCAAGCGTGGGGCTGGAGCCAGAGAAGCCCCTCACATAGTAAGTCGTACCGGCGGCGACGGCATCGCTCGGGAAAAATTTGAGGCATATGATAGTAGCAGAGACTTTGGCATCTCCAATGATGCTGATCGTGAAAGGGTTATAAATTTTATTGAAAACGAACTTATGCTAAGGGATGAAAATGGTAAGATATTGGAAAATGTAACAGACCTCGGGTTATTATATGGGGCTTATTATTTTCCCGCACCATTCTTGATTGCAACTTATCTGATGTACTATGACAGTGAAATTAGTATTTCTAGGAGATTCTCTCAGGCTTATCAGAGGATACAGGTAGAGGTTGCCACCGCTGACGATAATTTGCTATCTGCACTAACCGGTCAACAAGTTTTTAAATTCCAGAAGGCATTATCATCTTATCCACAGAACGAGGTTACCTGGGATGGCTTACAAGTTACCTATTTTAATCCTCAGCAGGTTCAAAGGCGAATAGAATACTTGGATACCGTCTTGTTGAGAGATAAAGAAAGTTTCCTGCACTGGCTTAAATTACAGGTAACAGTAACTGTTGAACAGGCAGGCTACGGAAGCAGGAGTACACTCCTGGAGATTCCTGGATACAGAGCAGACTTGGTAACGAGGTTAGATGACCCACCTTCTACTCATCCTCGGGACTTCCTGCTGGCAACCCTGGATGGCTCTCTTCCTTCTTTAGTGGATGTTTTTGGGTCCCCCAATAATATATGGAACGCTTCTATTAGATCTTTCTTCGCCACTTTTGAGAGGGTTCCTGCATACAGAGAGTGGTTTGATGCCGCTGTTAGGTCTGGACAATACCCCGCATTAGAAAATGATCTGCGCACGGGCAATCTATATGAATTTACTGCCACTCATGGCAAGCCCATGTTACAAAATTCAAATTCAACTGCGGAAGACGGTGGTCGTATCGATAAAAAGTACTTTAATCTTTCTGATATATTCCCCAATTATGCCTCCCAGTGGATGGACTTGATTACTCGTATATATTTTGTTTTTGCGGGCTATGAATACCAGACTACTTTAGATGTAACCACTACTGAAAATCCAGCATATTATGAAACAAGAGAGGCATTTAGGGAAGTACATAGCGTGATGACGAACTGGCTTGATGCCAAACTCACCCCCCCGGATGTGCCGATCGATGATCGAAATTTAATAGAAGCTCCGGTAAATACAATTGTGGTCTCTTCTTTGGCAAGGATGAGATCCGAAAGATCTCGTTTAAAGCGACTACTTATAACATGAGTAAACGACAGGGAATATCTCCAGCAGTACCACTTGTATATGACAAGACGGACGGTCCATATCGTCTAAATAAGACTCTATTGGAGGCTATAAAGCAAAACTTCAAGAATCTTATTCTGACTTCCCCAGGGGAACGGGTCATGCTTCCTGACTTTGGAGTAGGGTTGAATAATTATTTATTTGAGAATATGGACGGTGATGTTTTCGACGCCTTAGTCTCTAGGATAAAAGAGCAAACAAGTTTTTATATCCCCTCGATAAATTTAGAGACCATAGATTTTTTGACGAGCGATGAAGTTACTACTATGGCATTTAACGAAGTGCAGGTTGTTATCAAATATAATATCCTTCCTTTAGATGCCCAGGACCAACTAATAATAACTTCGGTAATGACTACTTAAAAAACAAGGCGAGACTTTAAAAAATGGCAAAAAGACCCATAAATTATACGAGCAGAGAGTTTAACTCAATAAAAGAGGATTTGGTTAACTATGCTCAACGCTATTATCCCACTACTTTCAAGGACTTTAGTGAGGCTTCTTTTGGGTCTCTTATGTTGGATATGGTTGCTTATGTCGGCGACCAATTGTCTTTTTATACAGATTTTCAGACAAACGAAGGTTTTCTCGACAGTGCTATCCAATACGACAGTATCAACAGGCTTTCGAATATTCTAGGATATAAAACCCAGGGCGCTGCCCAGTCAACAGGACAAGTAGCGTTTTATATAATTGCGCCCGCCGACCCCAATAGCCGTGGACCCGATTTAGATTATTTTCCTATATTACAGAACGGAACACTACTCTCTTCAGATAATAACTCGGTATTTACCTTGATTGAAGATGTGGACTTCACCGACCCCTCTAATCAAATTACTGTCGCCCGAACTGATGTATCTACTGGTAACCCTACCTTTTTTGCTGTTCGGGCATACGGGCAAGTAATATCGGGACAGAGATATACTGAGACTATCACAATTGGAGACTATGTTCGTTTTAATAGACAAAAGCTTTCAAAAGAAAATATTACAGAAGTCCTCTCGGTAACTGATAGTCAGGGGAATGAGTATTACCAGGTAGATTTTTTGACCCAAGATGTCATTATACAAGAGTTTAAAAACACTTCTAGCGATAGAATTGCTGCACCCTATGTTATGAAAATTAAACCTGTTCCTCGAAGGTTTGTAACAGAGCATACCTCCCAAGGGGAAACATTTATTCAGTTTGGGTATGGATCGGCTAATAACTTAACTGGGGATGTGGTTGCTGATCCTGCTGATGTAGTTCTTAATACTACGGGTCGTCAATATGTGTCTGATTTGACTTTTGATCCTACTAATCTTATCCAAAGTGATAAATTTGGGGTAGTTCCTACCGATACCGTTCTGACAGTTAGTTATACCGCTAATAACACGGATGATGTAAACCTGGCTGTAGATTCTTTGAATAATGTGATAGCCCCTCAATTGTCATTCAAAAACCAAGCACTCTTAGATCCAGCTTTGGTTTCTTCTGTAATCGCCTCAGTAGAGGTAGAGAATGAGGAGCCAATTTTGGGTGATACCTCAATCTTGACAGGGGAAGAAATCAGGCAAAGAGCCTATGGAACCTTTGCCTCTCAGAATCGTGCGGTAACCAGGACTGATTATATTAATCTTATTTATAGAATGCCTTCTAAGTTTGGAAAGGTTAAGAGAGCAAATGTTGTTCGAGATGTAGATTCCCTAAAGCGCAATCTAAATGTGTATCTGTTGTCGGAGAATTCAGTAGGAAATCTTACCCCACCCAACCAAACAATACGAGAAAATACTAGAATTTGGCTAAACAAATATCGAATGATCAACGATACTATAGATGTTCTTGATGCCCGAGTGGTTAATATTGGCATTAGGTTCAAGGTCCTTCCTGAGTTGGATATAAATCGCTATGAGTTATTGGAAACTTGCGTGCAAAAACTAAAAGATGAATATCTTAATATCAAATTCAATGTAGGCGAGGCTGTATATATCTCCGAAATATACAAGCTACTTAATGATGTTCCTGGTGTCGTAGATACTATGGAAGTAGAACTGTTCAACAAAACTGGCGGTTTGTATAGTAATTACCGTTTTGATATAGATTCTAACTTATCGGATGACGGAAGATTCTTGATTCTCCCAGAAGACACTGCCGCTGAGGTGCTTTTTCCCGATACTGATATTGTAGGGGCGGTAACATAAGATGGGTATAAAGAAATATTATGCTTCGGCAGACAATACAGTAACTAATGCATTTAAGGCTAATCTTCTTACTCGTGGCACCGGGTCTAATATGGGTGCTGCGGATATTTTAGAAACATTTGTAATACACGGTCAAACCTCTGCCTCCTTATCAATACCTGCCTCAGAAGGGAATGCTAATGCGGCAGAACAATCAAGAGTGGTGATACAGTTTCCCACTTCCGATGTGGCTGCTGATATGTCTAGTGGGGTATTGCCATCTGACTCTTCTAAAATAAAGTTCTATCTCAATTTGTACAATGCACCTCATGGAAGCACTGTACCTTTAGATTATACCTTGGATGTTTATATGTTATCTGAGGCATGGACTGAGGGTCGTGGCTTGGATATGGATAACTATACCGATTTAGGACAATCAAACTGGGACAGGAGAGATTCTTCTAATACTTGGACGCAGGCAGGCGGCACCTATCTAGCGGCAGGTGACACTAAAAAGACAGTAACTTTTGATACGGGACTGGAAAATGTTTCCTTAGATGTATCTACACAAGTTTACAAATGGCTAGATAGTTCGGAAGTAAACAATGGCTTCCTTATTAAGTTCCCTGATGCTGTAGTATCGGGTAGCGATTCTTATTATACGAAAAAGTTCTTTTCTAGAACTAGTGAGTTTGAATTATATCGACCTACCTTAGAGGCTCGATGGGATTCTTCCCGCAAGGACAACAGAGCGAGTTTTTATATCAGCAGTAGTGTTGCTTCGGGAGCAGATAATCAAAATACTTTATTCATGTACAATTTTGTGCGAGGGCAACTCAAGAGTATTCCTAGTTTAGTAAACGATAGATTATCTGTAGACATTTATTCAGGATCGGCTGCTCCAACAGGAAATGCTTTACAGGTGGTAGTTGATACAGCAGGTACCGTAAGGACAACCGTAACTGGTACTTTGCTTGTTGAAAACGGCGCTCAAGTCCCCGGAATTTATACTGCATCTTTTGCCAGTACCAGTTCATACGATACTATCTTTGATGTTTGGCATACTGGCTCTGGCGGATCCCGTGTGAACTTTATATCCGGGTCTTATATTCCTAAAACAGTAAATACTGCTGATGGTATCCACGAAGAGGAATATGTTACAACTCTTACTAATTTAGAAGACTCTTACGACAAGGGTCAAAAGCCCACCTTAAGATTGTTCACTAGAAAAAAGAACTGGAGCCCTAATATTTATACGGTTGCCACATCTCAAGTGGTGCCCGAAATAATTGAAGATGCTTATTATAGAATCTTTAGGGTTATAGATAATTTTGATGTCATCCCTTACGGTACCGGCAGTTCTAATAATAACTTTACTCGTTTATCTTATGATGTTAGTGGAAATTATTTTGAACTAGATACCTCCTGTCTTGCCTCGGGTTATGCCTATGGAATTGGGTTTGCGTACTATTTACAGGGGGAATACCTAGAACAACCAGAAGTGTTCAAATTTAGAATTAAAGAAGAAGATAAATGAGCGTAAAAAAGTTATTTCAAAAAAATAAGCAGGCAGTAACTGTTGGGAAGTACCTTAAGGCTTCATCACCTGATGGCTTAGGCGATGGTATAGAATCTCAGGCTCATTTATCCTCCTCTCTGGAAAGACAACGGTACTTTCTTCCTTCTATAAATTATGGTGACCCCAAAAACTTTGTAAAGTTTGGGTCTGCTGAGCAATATTACAAAAATGCTTTTGAGTACATTGCAAATTATTTTCCTTACGATGGGTCTGTTTTAGAGAGAACAAGCTTTTACAATGATATTAATCCTTTAGAAAAGTTTATTCTAGAAGATGTATATCCTAGATCTACTGGGTATGTGACTATCGGTGCGGATTATGGAACTGTAGCCTCTGATGCTTCAGGGTACTATTCCTCTTCGGCAGAATACATTCAAATAAAAGGCGGTCCACACTCAGGGTCAATTTATAATGAAGATAAAAACAGAACCTCTAACTTAGAGTTTGGCGGAGAGTATGGAAATACTGTAGAATTCTTCTTTAAGAAAGAGGGATTGACAGATGTCCTCACCAGTTCGGATAGACAAGTTCTCTTTGATCTTTGGAACGGTGCTCCCACTACAGATTCTACATATGGTCGCCTGAGAATCGAAATAAGGCAAGGAAGCGAAGACAGCTTTTTTGTTACTTTCTTATCGGGAACAACCGGCTTTGACGCAGTGCGGGTACCTTCTGCCGGCGGATTGACCATCGCTGATGGAACTTTTAGGAATTATGCATTTGTATTTAATACCTCTGGTTCGTCTCCTACTATTGACTTTTTTGTAAATGGATCCTGTGTAGAAACAGCTATTCCACCTGCTGCTTCCGCAGAAATAGGCTTGGTGACAGGCTCTATGATTGGTAATATTGGTGCCCTACGGGCAGATATTGTTGGTTTGCCTGGCGTCGCCGAGGGGTATGGCAAGTTATCTGGATCCATAGATGAATTCCGCTTCTGGAAAACGAATAGAAATGACGAACAGGTTGGTCGATATTGGCTTAGTAGTGTGGGCGGCGGCTCTAATAAATATGATGCCAATGTTGGGTTGGGCGTTTATCTTAAGTTCAATGAGGGTATAACGGGAACCTCTAGCATAGATGATGACTTTTTAGATTATTCTGGTCGGCTCTCTAATGGTATTTACACCGGATATAACCCCTTATATAGTCGCAATACAGGCTCTGCTCTGGATTCCTTGAGTTTGACCTCCGTTACAGAAGTTGCCTCGCCCATTGTGAGAACTCAAAATCCTTTATATACTACTAAAAAAGCGCAGTATCTTCTTTCTGGTAGTAACTATGATTATCAAAACGGTGCCCGTTTGATGAACAATATGCCTAATTGGATAATTGAGGCTGAAGAAGCGGGCGCAAATGAGATTGTTGATCTTACACAGATAATTTCAAGTTATTTTGATACTCTATATAATCAATTGACGGTAATGAAAGGTCTAAAATATACGGACTATATTAGCGGTAGTGTTAGTGCCTCTATAAATCAGTTTCCCTATAATGACCGTTTGGTTGAGTCATTTGGTATTGAGGCACCAGAAATATTTGAGAATATTGGAACCCTGGCACAATTTTTACAGCGTGACGAACAAATAAATTTTGAACAGACTTTGGCTGATGTCAAGAACTCCATATATAAGAATATCTATAATAACTTAAGTTATATCCTCAAGGGCAAAGGAAACGAAAAAGCAATTAGGAACTTCATCCGTTGTTTGGGTGTAGGAGAGGATGTAATTGCTCTCAATACTTACCCTAGTAACTCAGATTTCCAACTGAAGAGTAATTATTTCTCGACATCCAGCCCTAAGAAATTTGCCGACTTTACGGGGCTATTGAATCAGTCCGACGATGCTGCGACTGTATATCAGTATTATGATTCTACTAATGCTAATTCGGTGGGGTTTATAACAGGCTCTAGTGTAATAGAAGAGTTTGCTTTTTCGCTACAGTCAGAGTTTGTATTTCCCGATAAATCCAATTTTAGATCTTTATCATATGAGGTGCCCAAAGTTCTGGAAGCTTCTCTTGTTGGGTTTCATACTCCCCTGGACAGCAGCCAGACTTCTACAGACTTAACTTGGGCTGCTCCCGCCGATGATTATGGACTCCAAGTCTATGCGGTCAGGAGTCCCGGCGAGTATGCGAAGGTATATTCTCCTTTATATCAGGTCCGGGATGCCTACTTCGTCGTTAAAAATAGTGCCGGCGCAACTTTGTTGACTAGTTCTATTTTCAATGAAGTGTACGACAATCAGAAGTGGAACCTTACCCTGTCTCTCCGACCTAAAAAGTACCCCTTTGCCGATGGCATTAATGGTGCTTCTGTGGCTGGGGATGGCTATTATTTAGAACTGTATGGTGTCAATTATGATACCGGGATGAAACGCAATAGCTTCTTAGTAAGTGCGAGCATGACCGCCCAAGACGGTGCGAATATTTTAGAAAGTAATAAAAGAATATATGTAGGTGCTCACAGGACAAATTATACTGGAAGCGTCCTTACACAAACAGATGTTCGAGCATCCAGTACCCGCTACTGGACGGACTATTTCCCCTCTGGAACATTAGACCTTCAGGCCAAAGAAGCAGATACTCACGGGCGTGTAAGACCATATAGGAATGCATATTCGTTTCAGACTCAAAATCCAGGAGTTTATATCCCAAGAATTCAAACACTGGCAATGAACTGGGAGTTTACCGATATTACAGGTAGTAATGCTTCTGGTCGTTTTGGTGTTTCCGATTTGTCCTCCGGGTCCGTAGCTTCTGATTATGTAAGCAACTATCAGAATCCTATCTTTAGTAAAATTAACCTGCGACAGCACACTGGTCGAGGGGATTTCTTCGTAGCCAATGCTACACCCGTGCGAAAAGAATATGTCTATACCGATAAGCTGCAAATACCAGAATATATCGGCGGGGACTCCATGGTCACGGTAATGAACTCGGATGACCAGACTTTTGGGATATATTCTCGACCCGTTGATTTCTTTTTTGCAGTTGAAAAAAGCATGTACCGCAGCATCTCCAGTCAGATGCTTAAGTTATTTGCTTCTATTGAAGATTTCAATAACTTAATTGGCGAACCGGTTAACAAATACCGGCTCAACTATAAAAGAATGGAAAAGGTAAGGGAGATATTCTTTAGAAAAGTCCGGAACGATATTCCCGATCTTGAAAAGTATATTGATTATTATAAGTGGCTCGATACCTCAATGAGCGAAATGATTGAGCAACTATTTCCAGAATCCGCACGGTTTGCAGATTCTGTCCGGAAAATAGTAGAGAACCATGTTTTAGAAAGACCCAAGATACAACACCGGGCATCAATCCTCCGAGGAAGACGGTCATGGCCTCCCCCCGGCATCACTGGCGGACCCAGCACTTCAATATGTTATGATGCGCCAGGATGGAAGTTTAACCATGCTCCTTTATCTAATGAGCAGAATGAGAACTGTTTTTGGTGGAAAACTCGTGCCCTTCGAGATAATCCTATTTTTGATACTCCTGTGGGAATCTTACCTACTCGAAATGCTGTTCTAAATGCTCTTCAAAAAGAACAATCCCGTAATGTTGTGGTGTGCTTGACTGCGGAGCCTCGCTTCCCTTATTATGGCGGAATCAACCAGACCTGGAATAAAAAGCGCAATATGCGCAATATTACTTTTAGTCGATTCGAGCCATTGGAGGATTGTACAGACGACACCGAGCCCAATAAGAAGAAGAAGATTTCTTTTAGGGTTGAGTTGGGGTCTGGTCTTTATAAGGGGGATAATCTTTCTCCCTTTACTGCTATAAGTTCTAGCGTCGTTTCCGGGTACAATGCGGGACTGATAGCTTCGGGTCTGTCAGGAATATCTATCACTAATTTACATGAAGATAGTATCCTTCCTTTCCGTCACAGTGTACCATTACAGGGTCCCTTCACTAAGCGACATGTTGGTGGTCTCCAAGCAAGGCACAACGCACCATTTAGAACGGTAGATCGAGCCGAAGAATACACTTTAGAGATTGCTAGTGGCACTGGGTCAATTACCACCCTGACCGTCCAAACTGTTCCCAAAGGTAAGTACCTAAGAGGTGCGGGTTCTAAATCCCCTCTTAATATTGAAAATATAAAGACAGTTATATCCGACCATACAGCGGGCGATGGTGTTCGTTTGGTGGGGAACTATTCAAAATATTATGAAGTTGTCCAAGGCAATGACAGATCAGCTACAAATATGGACTTTGTTTTTAATCCTACTTTTTATGCCTATAGTGCTCCTACGGCTTTCTTAACACCCCCAAGCCGCCGTGCGTTGGGGTTGACTGGTTCTGCTGGTTACCCGGCTCCTCGTCAAAGATCCGGTGTTCGAACCAACGAGACAATATTTGTAGATTTGTTTTCAGCCCCCGGATCTAAGCAAGATTCAAAACAGTTGTTTAGGGATGTGAATTCGGACACAATGTCTCCAAATAATGCTCTCCCATTTCGAAATGAAGCTGTACGCCGCCCTGGAAATTTATCCCATCGTCAGCTTGGCGTTCCTCTCGGCGCTGGCGCTGGCTTGTCTGGGTATCTTCGCCTTCACACAGGTTGGGGAGGGTTTCAGGCAGATATAACTCCTGAGCTAAACAATGCATATGCCTCTCCATCCGTCGGGGTAAATGCACTCCAGTACTTTAACGGTGGCGGCGTACCTGTGGTTGCTTCTTCCCCGGCTGCTGGTCCTCCTAATATCGATAATATTATGCTAGGAGGATACCCAGGGATTGGAGATATTCGCCTGGCAGCATTACATAAGACACAAAGAAACACAACAAAGAGAATAGAAATCAGCGGCAGTATTGTAGTTGCAGATATCATGAAAACGGGTTCTGTTCGTGATAATGCCTATGTGACTCGACCAATACCTTCTGCCGATAGGGCAGAGTGGACTTCATATATTTCAGGTACTGCAACTATTGCGACCTATGGTGCTTATATCGCCAAAGGGGAAAGATACCCTGATGATATTACTTTTGCAAACATGCCCCTGGATGCATCTCCAACCTGGGCGAAATCAGTATTTTATAACACCAATATGGGCAAACAGTTCTTATGGGATAAAAATTATGATTTTGAAATATGGAAACAACTAAGGAACTCCGATAAACCATCTGCGAAATATTACTGGCAACATAATACCTATGAATTGCTGCCCGAAGTAATAGAAAGTAATGTTCCCGGTACAAATCGGGTACAGAGGGGTTTTGCCAACAGCACTCTTTCCCGAGAAGTTAAAGATATAGCCATCGACGAAAACACTTCAAAGTACTACTATTCAGTATCCTTGC